TTTTTCGAGTTGGCTGAACTAATCATAATCCCCTTTCTTTATCATCTTCTTTAAAGATTCTAACTCTTTTGCAGCTTTGTTGTTCTTATTTTTATAAGTCTTTTATCGTTTCGGCATGTTTATTTTTAAATCATCAAACTTTTAAAGTTGCTTGTTTTTAGTTTAATTACTCCCTATGACTTTATTCGGTTTTGTTACAAAAGTAACGTCATAAGGGAGTTTTTCCATTCTATTCACTAAGACATTTCTACAAGGTTCATCCGTTCTTTCGTAAGGATTTGTGTTACTTCCAGTAGTCTTTGTTATATATTAGTACTCTTCTCTCAAGATTCTATTCATTCAATCAGTGGTTTGACACCATTCAGCTGGTTGTCTAAATTTCTCTCTAAATGGTTCTAGGTATGAAGGTATAGCTTATAGAGATATCCATTAAAGCTTCAATTGTTCATTTGGTGTGAGTTCAGTTGCGTTTTTCATACACATAGCCTGAACATGTAATTTCTCTGGTAATCTAGTAAAAGAGAAAGTTCCTCCATGAAAAGACGACATAGTGGATAAGAATTCGTTTCCGGTCAAGTCGTCTGTCACATTTAGCTCAGAGACAGTCTGTCCTAAGCCCGACAATCCCACAGGTTTATTCGATCCTATGTAATAATGAACTTTGTCGGTTAAATACTTTTTGAACGTCATTTTGTTGTAAGTATTTTTAGGAATGACTAGTATATGCATTCCATCATCTCCCGCTTATCCTGGGAATAATCTAAGTCCAGGGTGATCGTCTTAAAGTTTATGTTCTAAATACTTCACGTAAGCGGTTACACGTAAAGTATTTCCTGTAGATGTTACGATAGGGTGTCCTGATAACACCTTTCCTTATATCTAAGCTTTGAACAAAGACATAATTTTCTGATCTCTAGGGTTTCTGTAGTTGGATTTCTTAGGTACGGTCGCTGTTATTTTATAATTAGTGAGGGTCAGTCTCTTCAATAAGGGCTTGTATACACTAGGGCATATCTCAGTCTTCATGAGCGCTTTTTCCATAAGGTTATTCACTAATCTGACGTCTATTAATTTTAGTAAAACTTCGTGCTAGTGAGCATCATGAGAACTTCCATCCATTGTTATTATGTATTTATCATACTATAACGCTGGATATTCGCTGTCAATCTAATTGTTGTATTCTGTGAATTTATCTGCTACGTCATACATACTCAGTCCACAAAAAATTCCTCTTGTCCAGCTATCTAAAGGTTCCCAGTCAGGGTTCCCTTTTATAGCCTTGAAGAAGGTTCTTGTTGCATAAGATCCAAAGACCTTAGTCCAGCAGTCTGGATTTCCTATAACTCTCATCCGTACTCCATTGTTTACCTAATCTCCTAGTTAGTGTTCGTCTGTTTTCACTAAGAGTTCAAAGTTAGGCTCTACAATTCTCATTCCATCAGGATTCTGTAAAGTGTTGAAATAAG